ATTTTTGGCAATAAAAAAGGGACGCCTTTAAAGGTAGTCCCGAATCAGTTTTTTGATATACGCCTGCTTATTCGGAACGCTTGTCAGCTTCCGAATAACGTCTGCGTCCGTCTTTACGTTGTACCGTATTCTTTGCATTGTACTCCATGATTCTTTTGCTTTCCTTCGTTGGCATGTATTCACCTCCCGCCCGTATTCTATACCGACCCGAGCCCGCTGTCAATAATCCTCAGCGGGTTCGAGGTCGTATCCCAGAATCTCGTCGACGGTCAGCTTGCGGTCATAGTACAGGACGCCCCACGCCCACCAGCTTATCTCGTCGACGTATTCCCGACGGTCGAAGTTCTCGAACCTCAGGAGTCCACGCTTCGGATACGTTCCCATGCTCACGGGACGGAGCTTCGAATAATACTTGTACTCTGTTTTCATTTTTGTTTCTCCCTTCCTCAAACTCCGAGCTGATAAACGTCGTAAATATACTGCGCCGTGCATCCTTCCTCTACGCAAAAGCATTTCCAAGTGTCGCAGGACTCGTTATACTCGTAGCACTTAACCGTGTAAAGGTCTTCACCCGCTCTATAAACGTCAATCTTCGTTCCTGCCTCGTAATCAATCAGCGACATATAAATTTTCATTTTCGTTTCCTCCTTCGTTTTGCTTGCTTCGTTCTATGTTTGTATTATACACCTATATATAAAGAATTGTCAACACTTATTTTCAAAATCGCGTAAATTATTTTCAAATTTTTGGCAATAAAAAAGGGACGCCTTTAAAGGTAGTCCCGAATCAGTTTTTTGATATACGCCTGCTTATTCGGAACGCTTGTCAGCTTCCGAATAACGTCTGCGTCCGTCTTTACGTTGTACCGCAAGACAATTTTGGTCGTGCTCTTTTCGTCGTATTTCTTTTGCGCCTTCTTGTGCGCCTCAGTATCAGCCATTCTTTTCGATATCCTTTCGAATCAGTTCTTTGATATAGCCCTGACGGTTTTCGACCGCCGCCAGCTTCTGGAGTATATCTGCGTCCGTGCGGTTATTCAACTTCATGCTGAATTGTACCGTATTCTTTGCATTGTACTCCATGATACGTTTACTTTCCTTCGTTGGCATGTATTCACCTCCCGCCCGTATTCTATACCGACTCGCGCCAGCTGTCAATAAACCTCAGCGGGTTCGAGGTCGTATCCCAGAATCTCGTCAACGGTCAGCTTGCGGTCATAGTACAGGACGCCCCACGCCCACCAACTTATCTCGTCGACGTATTCCCGACGGTCGAAGTTCTCGAACCGCAGGAGACCCCGCTTCGGATACGTTCCCATGCTCACGGGACGGAGCTTTGAATAATACTTATACTCAGTCTTCATCGCCTTTAACCTCCTTTATTCTGTAATCGCAGTCAAGCCCCAGCCCGTAAAGGTCAACGCACTTTTTTCTCGCCTCGTACTCGTTGCGGGCGTAAACAAAGCAAGACTGCTCCCTCCATTTCCAACCGCTCATTGCGTCGGCGTATTCGAATGTGACTCTGTACCCTTTCATTTCCTTTTCTCCCTTCAGATTGAATTTATCGGAAGCAGGCGACGGTCAAGCCGCCTGCAGTCCTTCGATAATCGTCTGAGCCGTCTTCCGAATAACCTCCATGCTCTCGGTCAGCTCCTTGACTTCCTTGCCCTTGCTCCAGCCCGCGATATATCCGAAACTGTACTCGCTCGTATCCAGTCCCAGCGTATTGCAGACGGTATACGCGACGCTTTCCGCCTGAACTTCTTTCGTCTCGCGGTCTGCGTCCTTCTCCTCGCCGTTTTCCATGTCGTGGAGAATCGAGTGCGCGATTTCATGAATCAGGGTCTTGACGGTCTGCTGTTCGCTCAGCCCTTCCCGAATCGCGATTTTCTTTTCCGCGAAACTATAGAACCCATTCGCCGAGCCGTTGATTTTCTCGAAGACAACGGGAACGGGCGAAACCTCGAACAGCTTGTCAATGATTCCTTTGTACCCGTCGACCGTCCCCTCGAGCTTGCTCAAAATATCGGGAATCTCCTTGCCGTCTGTCTGGCTGACGTCGAAAACCGTAACCGCTCGGAAGCTCGTCCATTTGATTTCCTTTTCTTCCGTGTTCCCGTCGGCGTCCTTGACTTCCTTCGTTACCTTGTGCGGACACGGCGCGAGAATCTTGATTCCCGTTTCGCCCTTGCGAACCTGACGACCGAAGTTTTTCTGCCAGCTCTGGTATCCTGCAACGAGGCTCGCGTCTGGCTTCTGCATCAGAATCAAAACGCAGTTGTTGGTCGAATAGTGATAGAACTTACCCATGCACCGAAGATACTCTTCGTATCGTCCGCTCGTGAAAATCCCCTTGACGCCCTGCTCGAGCTGTTCTGTGATTTCTTTGATATCCTTTGCCATTTTTCAGTCCTCCTTTACTTCGATATGCAGGAATCCGTCCGTCCCTGCGAACATATACTTGACCGTCTTGTTCTTCCAGTTCTGAACAGCCTTCTCGCCCGCCAGACCGTAGACGTTCCTCAGATAAACAACCTCAAGTTCTTCGTCCTTGTCGCCCCAGAGGCTCAGGCGGATATCGCCCTCGATTTCGATACTCTTTGCAAGATATCCCAGTTTCATTTCCTTTTTCCTTTCCGCCCGTCTCGCCGATAGCCCAGCTGGTTGATTATTTCTTTACGAATCCTTGAAAACTTACGTCCCTGACGCTCAGCATCTCGTATACTTGGTTCTTTGTGAAAACCCAGTACGGAATCAGGACTTCCGCCCAGCCTACTTCGTTCGGCTCGCTTACCATCTCGCAGAGGGAACGCGCAACCCAGATATGATAATTCCCTTTTCCACTCCAGCGCCCGTTATCAATCTCAAGCGGGAACGCCTTTTCCGTTCCGTCTTCGAGCGTGTCTTTGTAAATCATGAATTTGCAGTAGGTTTTCATCTTCGTTTCCTTTCTCCCCGTCTCGCCGTTAGGTCAGCTGTTCTTCTTTATCTCGCGACCGAAACCCTTTTGCCTACGTAGAGCATCTTCCCATTTACATTTACCATTCTCAGGTCTGCTCCGAATTTTCTCAGGTCAAGTTCATGTCCGTTCGCCATCTTGACGTTAAATTTCTTAACCCATTTTTTCATCTCGTCGGCGTTCTTTACCATCACCGTTTCGAGCTCTAAATTGTGGATTGTGTATTTCGTCATTTCTTTGTTCTCCCTTCGTTTTGCTTGCTTCGTTCTATGTTTGTATTATACACCTATATATAAAGAATTGTCAACACTTATTTTCAAAATTGCATAAATTTTTTTCAAATTTTTGAAAATAAAAAAGACGCCCCGAAGGGCGTCCTCTTTATACCTGAGTCCATGTATAGGTCACGTTTCCAGAATCAACCACGCACCGAAGGACGTATGTCCCGTCGCTCGTCGGAGCGGCTGGGATTCCCTGAACGTTTGCAATCTTCGCATCGAGCTGAGCAATCGCCGTCAGCGTCGTTTGAATATCCGCCGCAATCACCGAATGAAAGACGACAAACGAAACGACGTTGCCTGCCGCCAGCGGAGTCGTGAGGTTTATCGAAGTCCCAGAACTTGCGAGGGTATAATGCGTATTTTCGACCGCTCGCAACCCGTTGATAAATACCATCAAAACGTCCGTATCTTTCGAAAACGAGGCAATATTTATCGGAACGCTCGAGACCTGAGAGGTAACCTGATACATACTCGACAGCAGAATGACGTTCGTCGTAACTTCGAGCTCTGACGTCAGGTTGTCAAGGAACTGTCTCCATTCCGCCGTTGCTTCGGTAAAGTAATTCGAATACGCCGTTTCCCACTGCGTGAAAAGCGTCGACGTGTCGACCTGATTGACCAGCGACGTTATCCACGGGCAATCAGCCGAGCCTCTCATGTCCGTTATATTCGCCTGCGTAATGGAGTTCCCGCCTGCGGGAATAAGGATATTCGCAAGACGATACTCGTATACGCCTGTCGTCTGGTTGATATCAGGAGCAGACGGATTCGAGGACGGCGTTCCAGTCCTGTAAACGATATTTCCGACACGTCCTGAACTCAGCGTGTCAACCTGAGCGATAACGGAATCGCGCCGAGGAACGGTATCGGTATTCGCGGGAATCGTGATTGCAAGGTCTGACGGATTTTCGAACCATTTGTTTCCGAAGATACCCTCGCCCGCTTTTACAACGATACCCAGCCCGCCAGAGCTAAGAACCTGCAAATCGTCGCTCGCTTCTCCCTCAGGGCTTGCAAAGACGCCATTCGAAACGAGACGCCGATACGGTCTGTTCATCTGGTCAGCTGAGTATAATCTGTCTCCGTTGACCGAATCGAAGAACCCTGCCTGTACTGCGAAAATCTGTTCTGCCATTTTCTCCCCCTTAATCTTCCGACGTTAGAACGTGGACGTCGAAGCTCGTCTGCACTGGAAACTATAGTTATACGTGCCAAAAGTATAGATATACTGAGCCGCCCCAGCGACACCGAAGCAGGTGAACCCGCTATACTGCGGAAGGTCGTTGGATACGGCGTTCGGGTTATATATCGCCCCGATGATTACATACACCGCCGCAGGGTTTACAATCGCCACGATAGGACGCATAGTGCTCCTCGTGTTAGACGAAGACCCATTATTGATATACGCCGCCTCGCCGACGATGCCCTTATAATGGGCGACGATATACTTGAGCCATGCCTGCAAGAAGTCAGGCATCGAAGCGCTCGTCGATACTCCGACCGTACTGGCGTCGAGCGTCGGCAATCCAGAAAAAGTATGCGAAAAGTCCCCGAAGAATCCTTGAGCAACGAGCTTGCTCAGGGTCGACCCGTCCGCCCCGAGTGCGTATGCTTCGGGAGTGTTCAGATTTCCGCTCAGCGTTCCGCCCGTCAGCGGGAGATATCCGTTCTTGACCGCTTCCACCTCGTCGGCAACCGTTCCGACCTCGTCGCTCAAGTTTTCGACCGTGTTAGCCAGCGGACTTCCGTTTCCCTCTTCGTACGCCTGCGCCTTGCCTGTCGGGACTTCCACGTATTCAGCAACGCCGTTCTCCAGATATTCAAACTTCGGTTCGATTCGATAGCCGTTGACGTCCTGCACCTCGACAACCTCAACGATTCGGGCGTTCGCTTCGATTCCGTACTCGTTCCTCACCTTTACAATATCGCCGAGGAAATAGTCCTGCTTATACGTGAACGTGATATCAGGAATAACCGACCCTTCGAACGACTCTGTCTCTCCGTACTCGACGACCTTTTGATATCCGCGCTCCAGTAGATACGCCGAATAAACGACGTCGCGAAGCGTAACGGAATCACCGTCTGCGGGCGTGTCGCTCTGCAGGTCTGCAATTGCGCAGTTCGGAATCTTATAATTTGTCGTAACTTCTCCGTCCCAGAACGAGACATATTCCGTTGCATGCGTCCCCTTCTCAATCTGGGCGAACGAATGCAGGACGACCTGCTCCCACTGACTCTGTGTGGCGTTGACGTTTAGATATAGCATCCCAGACGACCCCGTTGTCACCGTACCGCTAACAGCGCCTTGTCCCATGTGCGAGATAGCCTTCCACGAGCTGTTGTTCTTTGCAGGCGATACGAGAACGTAGCCCTTGCCCCAGCCGCCGTATCCGTCGTCGTAGTTGGTCGATAAATAATACGTTGTATTCGGTTCAAGCTGAATCGGGTAATTATAATAGCCCGAAGTTTTGGAACACGCTACAACCTCAGCCCAGCTTGGGAACAGCAATTTGTTGCGGCTGGTCGTCGTATAGACGACCTCGCCGTTCGGGAACTTTTCCTTCAGCCATGCGAGCTGATTCCCGTCAAGAACCTTGATAATCAACGTCCCGACAGCGTAAACGGGCTTCTCTCCTGCCGTCGTGATATATCCGCTTCCTCCGTCCGCAACGAGCGGAAAAGCGTTCTTCAAGTCGGCGTATCGGATATTCTTTGCAACGTCCTTTGCATCGACGAACAGCTCGTAACGGTCGACTCCTTCTTGATACCCGTACACGCTCCGCGCCCGTTCTGCTCCTTCGCCAGCTCCCGCAACGAGGGCAACGTTGCCCAGTTTTGTATCGTCGGACTTGTACGTTGTGGACGCCAAATTCTCGAATTCGTCCGAAAAGATTACTTCCGAAGTTCTGTTCGTCCCTTTGTAAAACCCGAATTTTAACCCAGAATTTACTCGGAAAATGCGATACCCCCAGCCGTACTTCTGGCAAGTCTCCCGTATCTTTTCCCCGATGTTTTTATAACTGACCTGCTCCGACGTTTCTTCCGTGAAACCTTGCGCCGCTTCGAGACTGAGCAACTGCCCGCCGTTTTCCTTCTTCAGCTCCCGCGCTTCGATGCTCGGCGATATCAGGGCGTCCGAAACCAGCTTTCGATTGAACGCCTCGACGTTTCCGTTGCAAGTCGCAGTTCCCCAGATAACTCTCTGGTCGAGGAATCCCTTTACGTCGTAACCTGATACCGTGATATAATTCCCGTCCTCAGCGTCCGTGTCGAGCTGAATCTTTTTTATCTGGCAAACCATGTCGTCGTCGTCACGCTCCAGATAAAAGCCTTTTTGCATCAGCTGAAGGTTTTCAGACGTCGCGGGAACATATACTTCGCAGTCGCCCCGCTGAGCGTATCGGTTCGCCCAAATAACCGAATTGTAATTATCAACGATTCCGATTCTCTCGAGGTTTTTGTTTAAAACGTAAATGTCCATTTATACGCCTCTGTACGTGTAATAGTAAACGAAGACGACTCCGACCCGCTCCTCATATCCTCCGCCGTCAACCAAATATCCGAACGTGTTCTGACCGACTGCAAGCTGAAAGAACTTCGAGCCAGCTTGCAAGGCGTAAAAGATACTGACCGTCTGCCCGCCTCGAATCAGGCGGACGCGCTTTTGTCCCTCGTGCGTATCAATCCTCACGACGTCCCCTGCTTTGAAAGCATAGACGAGATAAAGATATTCGCCCGTCGTCGTGTTCTGTACCCGAATCGAATTGCAGTCGTCGTTGATGGTCAAAACGACTTCGACTCCCGTCGAGGAGTCAGAATCATTTTCGACGACCGTCGTTCGGTCAACCTCCAAAATCGAGAACGCAATCGGAACGCCCAGTTCAATTGAGAACGGGAATTCAAACGCCGCCGATACTGAAGACGCATCCACCGCGACGTCCGAATTCTGTCTGAAATACGGTTGCGGGCAAATAATCGATATCTGCATCGCCTCAGCGTTCGAGAACAAATCGACCTCGCAAGTCTCAACCACTCCGTCGATATATACGTTTCGACGCTCGTTCTCGAAGTAGAATCGAACGTCATCTTTCGTCGGAAAAAACTGATATAACCGCTGGCGGACTTCCTCAACGTCGCCGTTCAGCTTCAGCATGATAACGATATTCCTCATGCCCAGACGGGACGAATTTTTCTTCGCCCCGTCCATAGTTGCAATCGGCGTTGTGTTTACTGTCGCTTTTGGCGGGTTCAGCCCATGAATCCAAACGACCTGATACATCGCCTCGTTGTTTGTCAGCTGAAGAACCTCGCCCCGTGAATTCCGAACCTTAGCCGTATACATTACGCTTGCCCTCCTGCCAGCTCCAGCAGATTTCTCGTCTGCCTGTATATTTCAATTCGAGACAACGCTTTCGGGCTATTGATAACCTGCGTAAAGTTCGTCGCGTTGCTGATGCTCGTATCGTTGGAGTTGATAACGCTTCCGCTCCGAAGCTGGGTCAGCATATCGTCGGCGACTGCCTGAATCCAGAGCTTGTTCTTTTCGAGCGGGACGACCGCCTCAGCTCCTGAACCTTCCAGTAGACCGACCTGACCTCTTTGAAGAACGCCTCCCGTTGCGAGCAGAGGAATTTCAGGAACGGCAATCGAACCGAGCAGACCAGCGAACGGGCTGATTCCTGCAATCGAGATATTCCGAATCGTGTCGAGGGCGTCGTTGATTGCATTAAACGGAACGGCAACGACTTTATTAATTCCTCCGATAATTGCGTTGACCGTGTTTTTAAACGCTTCCGAAATTCCTTCAGTAATTCCCGAAAAGACTTCTCCGCCCGTAGAGAAAACGCTCTTGACCGTTTCCCATGCATCGCCGAACTTTTCGCCGAACCAGCTCGCGACAGACCCGAAGACTTCCTTCACGCCTTCCCAAGCGCCAGACGCTCCGCTCGTCAGATTATCCCAGAGTCCCGTAAAGAATCCGCTCACGGGCTGAACGATATTCTCGTCAAACCATGCGGGCGCTTTTGCAATAACGTCTTTGATATCTTCCCATGCGTCCTCAGCCCATTCGGTCAGCTCCTCCCGCCATTCCTCAATCTTTCCGCCAATGATTTTGACCGCATTGTCCCACGCCTCAACGAGACCGTCTTTCAACTTATCGAAAAGCTCCAGACCAGTCTCCTTGAATTGATTCAACGTTTCGGCGTCCGTAAAGTAATCAATCAGCCCCTTGACCAAAACCACAACCGCATCGAGCAACGCCATCAAAATCGCTGGGACGTCCTGAACGAGCGCGGTCAGCAACGTAACGCCCGCCTCGCCTATCATCTGCATTGACTCAGGCGAAATTATCGCCTCAACCAACGCAATAATCAGGTCTGGGAGCATGTCAATTAAAACGGGCAACGCCTCCAAAATTCCTGTCGTCAATCCGACCATCAACTGTAAACCAGCTTGCAGGAGCATCGGTAAATTATCGATTATCCCTTGAATCATGCTCTGGAGTATGAATGGAATCTGAGAAACCAGCTGAGGCAAGGCGATGGACAGCCCGTTTATCAATTCGACTATTATCTGCATCGCCGTTGTGGTCAGCTGAGGCAGGCTCGAAACCAGCCCTTGAATAATGCTCATTAGAATCTGGCTTCCGACCGCCATAATCTGAGGCAATGCCCCCGCGATTTCGTCCCCGACGCCCTTCAGCTTTTCAGCCAGCAAATCAATCAGACCGCTGATTCCTCCGCTGTCGTAGGCGTCCTTCAAATCGAGCAGACCCGTAACAAATCCGTTGACCTTTTCCAGAACTTCAGTCAAGGCGGGAGCGAATGCCCCCGCGAGGTTATTCTTTACCGCCGTCGTTCGGTTTTTAAAGCGTTGCATTTCGTCGTCAACCGATGCAAGCCCGTCGAGCATTTCGTCGTCGAGAACGTATCCCGTATCCCGCGCCTCCTGCGTAAAGCCAGCAAGCGACGTCCAGCTCGTCTCAATAAGCGGGTTTAATTCCTGAGCCGACCGCCCGAATAAATCCATCGCCAGAGCGTCCCGTTCTGTCGCGTTGCTTACTTCCTTGAGGGCGAAAATCGTATCCCAGAAAACCTCCTCGTTGCTCCGCAGATTCCCCTCAGAATCCGTGACCGATATTCCGAGCGCCGCGAACGCATCAGCCGCCGAGCCAGTCCCAGACGCCGCCGAATCCATGTTGTTAGTGAGCTTTCTCATGCTTCCCGTTATGGTCGAAACGTCAACGTCAACAAGTTCCGCCATATACGACAGCTCTTGAAGACGTTGCGCGGAAATACCCGTAACGGTTGAGGTCGTCAGAATATCGTCTGCAAATCCAGCCGCTTCGATTGCAACGTTCGCGAACTCCTTTGCGAGGTCTTTTAGCCCTTCTATCGCTCCAGCAACCGCTCCCGCGACAAGGTCAGCCAGCGCCCCTTTGAATATCGTAAAACCGCCCTGAGCCGAATCCGTTTCCGTCTCGACGTCTCCCATCGAACCCGAAAGTTCTTCGTTCGACCCTGTCAATTCGTCCGTTGCGGAGTCGACGTCTGCGAGGGTTTGTTCATTGTCGCTCAGCTCTTTCGAGAGGTTTCCGATTTCGCCCGCCAGTTTCTGAGCCTCTTCGGAATTCGCGCCCTGAGACAAGACGACGTTCTTGTACTCCTCTTTCAGGTCGTCAAGCTCGCTCCGCTGGTCAGCAATCGTACTCTGCAGACGGTTATACGCCGAGTTCTGTCGCTCCGCTTCCTCAGCCGCCTGTGCCTGTTCTTCCTGCAAGTCTTCCAGCGCCTGCTGATAGTGTCCGATATCTCGCTCGGTTTCTCCGACCGCGCCCTGCTGTTCGAGTATCTTCAGGTTGAGCGCTTCGATTGCGTCCTCGTTCTTTGCCTGTTCCCTTGTAACTTCGGTCAGGGCTTTTCGGTACTGTTGGTACTCTTCGCTCGTCTTGCTGACGCCCTGCTCCCGCAGTTCTTCGAGCTTTTTCTTTAATTCTTCAGCTCGTTTCCCGTTTTCGTTGTACGCTTCCTGCTGACGTGATAACTGCGTCTGATACGATTGCAGGACGGTTTTCTGCGACTTAAGGACTTTATCAAGACTCTCGAGTTTTGAACTCAGACCGTCGGCGTTCTTCGTCCATTTCTCCATCCCCGCCGTTTCAGCCTTGAACGTCGCGTTCGCGGTCTTGATTTCCTTCGTCGCTTGCTGAATGTTCTTTTTCAGGTCGGATATATCGACCTTAAATTTCGCGGTAAATTCCTCAGCCATTTCGCCCTCCGTCAGAACCAGTCGTCGCCAGCGGGACGCCTGATAACCGTCTTTCCGCTCTTTGTCGTGACTCCTGTTTTTTTCTTTTGCCGTTCGTTGTACTTGTTCAGTCGATAAACTAGTTTAAACACTTCGCCCGCCCGTTCTCTCCGAATCGATATCGGAGTAAAGGCGGGAAAGCGCTCGCTCAAGGTAACGGCAACGTCAAAGAAAATCTCGTAAAGGGTCAGATTACTCTGACCCTCTTTTAGTTTTTTGAGCCGCTTGCCAGCCCCTTCAGCTCGTAAATTGTATATTTGACGACTTCCACAAAAACGTCAATGATTTCCTTCACGCTCGCTTTTCTGATTTCGTCGTCCGTGATTCCTTCAAAAATATCCTTCAGGAGATTGTTTACGATATCTTTGCTCTGCAGAACGAAATTTCCCGCGAGCTTGATAATCTCCGCATTGTCTCCAGTTTTCAGGCTGTCAAGATTGACCGCCTCCGAAACGTCTTCGACCGTACCCCAGAGAAGGTCGTAACGGTCGACCTCATACGTCTTGACGATTCTCCGCTTCTCGTAAATGTTCAGTTTCATTTTTGTTTTCCCCTTTTCTTTAAAAAGATACGGGTAATCGCAGGTGAAAGGAAAAAAGCCCTCCGAAACGCCCTGACCCAAGAATTAGCGCTGTCCCCGTATCCGATAATGTCAGCTTTTACCCCTCAGCGACTCAGCCAGCCGACTTTGCCTGAAGCGTGTCGGGAGTCGTGACGGTATCGAAAAACGTCGTTACGTTTGCAAGGTCTTTTCCGAGGTCGACGTTCAGAGCCTTTGCGACTTTGCCAGTCTTCGTGAACTTGTGCGTCGTGCTGATGCCCGTATAGACGAGCTCCTGCCCGTTTGCGTCCGTTCCGTCGTTCTCGGTCGTGTTGGTCTGGTCAGGAACGTTAAACGTTCCCTTATATCGCCAGACGTAAACCTCGTCGCCGTTGGTCTTCTTCGCCTTGTATCCGATTGCGAAATACTTAAAGTCGCGCTGACCCTCGATATATGCGCCAGTCGTGGCGTCATATTCCTGACCCGTCAGCTCCGCCAGTACGTCAAAAGGAATCGCAGACGTGGAAATGGTAACGGTATCGCTCGCCGTGTTGGAAACGACGACAGCGGGAATATTGTCGTAGTAATGCGCCTCGTTGGAGCTGTCGGTCGTCTTCGAAATTTCGGCGACGCCTGCAATCGCAAAAACGTTTCCAGTGCGGTATCCATGCTCCGCGCCGTCTTCGTTATCATCGCTCAGGACTTCCGCCGCGACGAGACCTTCGATGCCTCTGTACTCGACGATTTCCTGTAGTGCTTGACTCGGCATTGTATAGCCCTCCTTTAATTGTTTTCCTCAACGAACAGGACGTCGAGCGCTCTGCCCGTGTGCGTTGGCTCGTCGCTCGGAACGTCGTATCCCTTGCCCCGAACAATCCAGCCGTTTTTCTTGAGCAACTTTCGAACCTCAGCCAGCGTTTCAACAACGGTCTGCGGGTTCGTTGAGTAGAAATACACTGTATAATCCCAGACAAAAGCAATTGCGTCGTTGTCATAGTGCGAGCCGTCTTCGGACGAACCCCAGATTGTAAAAAACGAATCGGGATATTGCTCCGCAGGTGAGTACGAGCCCTGCAGACGAACCGAATATCCGAACTCGGTCTGCAAAAGCTCCCGAAGAATCTCCCTCATTTTTTACCCTCCATCGCGTCGGCAATTGCCTGTTCTAATTCGTCTTGAATCATTTCATCGATTTCTTTCATGTACTTTTTTCGGCGGTACATTTCAAACAGCGGTTCGACTCGGCTCATTTTAGGCGTTCCTGCAATCAGATATCCGCCGTGACCTTCTTTCGCAAAGTCAAATCCGACGGGAACGGACGCAACGCTTCCCTGCCATTCGATTTCGGGATTCCGAACGATTGACTCCATCGTTGCCCCTGTTGCATAGTCGCCCTTAGCAGGAAGATTCGGAGCGGCAATCGCCGCCTCCGTATCTTCCGTGACTTTTTTACTCGCCATTTTCAGGGCTTTGTTTACTGTACCCTTGACGTCTCCGTCAAGGTGCTCCAGCCGTTTGACCAGCGGTAGAAAAGCCGCCACGTCAAGCCGTAACGTATTCTTGCCCTCTGCCATTACGCTCGCCCCCGAATGTTCCGAACCTTGACCTGCAGAAACTGATTCTCCATTCTGACGTTTTCTGGCGGACTGACGATTTCGTACGTCTGCCCAGTCGACGGAATGTAAATCCTGCAATCCGTTTTAATATCCGAACGATACCATGTTTCGATAGTCGCCGTGTCCTCGACGAAATACAGTCCGTTGCTTTCTCGCTCCGTTCCGCCGAACGTTCTGAAGCTCCCGAAAATCAGAATCCCGTCCTGCGCTTCAGGATATGTCTTTACCTCGACAGCCTGAACCACCGAATACTTCGGAACGAGTAGCCTCATCGGTACGTTCAGTCTGCCCGAGAGTTTGAAAGTTGCCATTATTGTTTACCTCTTATACCTCGGGAGTAATAACCTGAACGGCAACAGCCCCGCTCGAAAGCGTAAACTTGTAAAGCGTGATTCCGTCAGCCTTTAAATTCTCGAGCTCCTGCGCCGCTCCAGCAACAGAAATTCCTTCGAAGTCATACGAAAGAACGCCGTATACTGTCCCGCTCGTTGCCGTGAAGTTTAATGACTTAATCGACTGATTCGCCAGCTTTACGCCAGCGTCCGCCTCAAAGTTACCAACGCCGTCCGATTCGATAACCGTTGCATCAACATTCGCAATTTTGAGAATAATTCCGACCAGACTCAGAAAATCCACCTTCTGAACGGGAACGATTCTATCGTTGTTTACCATTGATTTACCCTCCTATTATTTGAGTGCGAGCTGGGACGCCCGCTGTTTGAAATACTCAGACAAACGACCGTCCCCAGCTCCAAGATTCCACAAGTCAAGGACTCCACGGGCGACGATTCCGACCGTGATATTTGATTCCTTCACGCCTGCTTCCTGAAGGAAAGCAATCGTTTCATCGTACCAGACCTGAACCGCTCCGTCCGTGTCCGTTCCCGTAATTCCGATTGCGTTTTTTACCTCTTCCAACGTCGCACTCATCGCCCGCGCTCCTCCTTAATCTTTACGCTTTTTTGATAATCCAGAACCCCTTCGGGTTGAGGACTTTGCCGTCGACGACGGTCAGCATCTTGTTAACCCACTCGTTGCGCTCCTCGTCGAAATAGCGACGCATGCCGAACTGCTCGTTCGTATTAATCGCGTACTCAGTCGGTTGCCAGTAAATACCGATAACGTCTCCGCTTGCCGCAGTGTCGAAGTCTGCAATTACGTCAGGCTCAACGAGAGAAATATTCCGACCGAAGAAACGACCGTTCGGGTTTGCAAAGTCGCCGTCGTTGACTTCCAGTCCAGTCGCCTGTCTGAAAATCGGGTTGTTGTTGCCGTCCGCCATAGTCTCGAGGTATGCGTCAACCGTGCCGACGGTGAAAATGAATTCGCCGTTACGATATCCGAGAGGCATCTTCGCGAACAGACGCTTTCTCCATTCCGTCCAGTCGCTAATCTGAGTCGCGTTGAATGTAACGACGTTCGTTACGCGCGGGTCGTTCAGGATACCGAGCATCTGACCGATACCAGAACCGCTGACGATACCCTTGTCCATAGCTTCAAGATATGCGCTCAGCATCACGCGAACGATTTCACGCTCGAAGACGTCGAGGGCAACGATAGAAGAAAGCAGGGTCTGGGAAACGCGAATCTCCGCCATGTTATAAGAGAACTCGACGTAATCGGTAATCTTTCCGCCGTCCTGTCTCGGAGAGACGGTATCCTCAGTAATCCATTTAAAGGACGCCTGAAGTTCTGCAATCGGAATCTTGACCGCGCCGCGAACGTTCATCTTGCGAACTTTGGAATACAGATTGCCGTAGGTCTTGCGAGCCTCATTAATCAGCTCGTTGAGAACGGTCGTCGGGATGGTCGCGCCGAGGGTATTCGTATTCGCAGGAGCGCCGTCGCGGACGTAAAGATTTTCTGGAATCTTCTCGCCAGTCTGGGCGTAGCGCTTGAACGCCATACGATATTCGAGAGTCGCGAACGGGTCGTCGACCTTCTTCTCAGGCTGAGCGGAACGAGTGCCGAACGTTGCGGTCACGTTGCCGTTTACAACCTTCGCGTCTGCGGGAGCGGTCGGCTCGGCGGAACGCTCTTCGGTGCAGGCGTCGAGCTCTTCCTGAGTCTCGGTGATTTCGTCTGCCAACTCTTCGAGCTGTTCGTTAATGGAACGGACTTCCGCAACGTCATTCGATGCAAGGGCGCGGGTCTTCAGGGATTCCTTTTTAGCCTTAAGACGCGCCATACGCTTTTCGAGATATTCTTTTCTCATTTCATTTTCCTCCAATGATTAGTGTTTTCGCTTTTTCAAGCTCCAGTAAATCCGTCTCCACGGACTCCGCTTTTTCCGCTTCTTTTGCTCTATCCAGAGCACGGCGAGCGCTTTCCAGCGCCTCCTCGTTGCTTCGTGCGGATATTTCAGCCGACTCATACGCAGGAAACGTAACTGCGCTGACTTCGAAAACTGACCGAATGTTCATAACGTGCCTTGTCGGATGGTCTGTTTCGAGACCTTCCCAGACAACGTCGGCGTCTGGGTCAAGGGCAAACATAAAAGACATTCCCGTAATGTCGCCACGGTCGACCGCGCTTGCGAGTGACCGCGCTTCGGAATTGTTCTTCGTGTCCAGCTTTACCCAGTCAAGGTTCATACCCTCAGCATCGACGGTGAATTTCATCGTGCTGTTAGAGTTGTTCCTCCGAGACCTTGCGAGCGGGATTTTGCTTGTATCATGATTGACAAGAAACCTCACGTCCCGCAGGTCTGTTTTGTCGAGCGCTCCCGCTTCGATAACTTCGTCGAAGAGACCGAGGTTCGTTCGCGAATTGTAAACAATCGGACGCCCCTTCAGAATTCGGACGCCGTCCTCAGCCTCTTCGGAGCGAATGTCGAATGTATACGCCCGCCGCTCAATCTTGTATTTTTCGTCCATCTTTTAGCTCCTTTACGCCGTCCAGCCAGCGGCGACGAATGCGTCCCAGTTGGACAGGCTCTGGCATTTAGTTTTCTGTGTGGTACTAAGTCCAAGCTTTGCCAATGTTTTTGTGCCAGTGTAGGCAGTTGCACCAATGCACATGCCCAGAATATTATTTAACGATTCATCAGACAGTTTGCCACATCCATAAAACATGTCTTGCACATCGGATGAGTTTTTTACCTTTGCCAAATTAAAAATTGGCACAGATTCCAATGAATCACAGTTCCGAAACATGCTTCCTGCATTGGCTACTAAATGCAAATCAAATAATGGAACAGACACCAATGAAGTACACCCAGAAAACATATTATCAGTGTATAATGCTTTGCTTGTGTTGAGCAATGGAACAGATTCCAATGAAGTGCATTTGGTAAACATATAACTAAACTGCGTAACACTACCAGTATTAAACTGGGGCACTGTTTTTAATGATTGGCAATTATCAAACATGTGTTGCGCCAATTTAACTGTTTGCAAATCAAACAAAGGCACAGACTTCAATACAACACAATTGGCAAACATAGATGCTGTATTTGTCACTTCACTGGTATCAAGCAATGGAACAGATTTCAATGACATACAGCCTTCAAAAGCGCCACTCATATTTTTAGAAGCACTTATGCTTAAAGTTGGAACATACAGCAGGTATTTGCAACTATTAAACATATTGGAAAATCTACTGATATTGCTTGTGTCTACCATTGGCATGAAGATTAAATTGGTATCATGACCAAATGTTCGTGCAGTGTCCGACGGATTCCAGCTGTCTTTAATCTGTTTCGCGTACTCGAACCCTTCCTTGATAAAGTCAGGCTCTTTCGCGTAACCGATTTCCGACCAGTCCCTGTCGCCGCCAACGCCCTGCTCGACAAGCATCGTCAGGAGCGTTTCAATTCGACTCTGCGGTTCTTCGGTTTCGACGTCCTCGCCCAGCAGTTTTAAAAGCAATCGTTCGTTTCGGCTCTGCGGCGCAGGCAACTCATTTTCCGCGCCGAGGATATTCTGCAGAATCGCCTCGTTACGACTCTGCGGAGCTTCGAATTCTGCCATTGCTCTCTCCTTTTTTACGCGACGTTTACAACGCCAAGTTTCATCTCGGTAAAGGTAACCATTGAAGTAATGTCAGTGCTCCCTTGCACCACCGTTACAGTTGTCTGGACGTCAGTAGCATCAAGCTGAACCCCAACCGTTAAACTGCCAACTGCAAAACTGAGGTGTGCGGTTGTGGAAGTACTTGACTTTGCTCCGCCTGCATATCCAATTATTCCCTGTTGCCCCATCTTTGCAGTGCAATAGAGGATAGGCACACTAGTTTCCGATTCTCTGACCGCATCAATCACCGCTTGCATTTCTACCTTCGTGAAATTTAAATCTTCGCCAGTGCCTTTGTACTCTGCAAGCCACTTTGCCCCGCCTCCGATAACGTCCTTCAGGGCGTCGAGCCCTTCGGCGTTCGTCTGCGCTTCAACGCCAGTAATCAGGCTCAGCGCTTCGGCGTTCGTCGTCGCGGTAAAATCTTCTTCCTTGCCTCCGTTCGCAAGATAAACGTTCTTCAATGCTTCAAGGTTGGTCATTTTCTGCCTCCTCATTTGTATTCGTATTCGCTCCCGCTTGCTCGGCGGGCTGTTCTTCTTCCGTGCCGTTCTGCTGACCCTGTTGCGTTCCGACCTGATACTGTGAGGCGTTGTTCGCGTCAATCCAGTTCAGACTCATGTACCGCTTGCCCTCAAGTTCAGGCAACGGACGCAACCCCAGAGCCGTTCGTTTTTCATTCTCAAACAATCCGCCCGTCGGACTCAGGATATTTATCATTTCGAGCGTCTGAGAAACCGTC